ATCAGGCAGCGTCGAGGAAACGCGCCAGGTTGGGGGCCACCTTCATGGCGGCCTGCATCGGCGTAGCGAACCGGCCGTCGACCCGGACGCGCTGACCGCTGCGGTGCGCGACCTGGAGCATGCCCTTCACCTTGGCGTCGTGGCCCTGGGCGAAGACGTTCCAGGTGGTGCCGCCGCAGTTAACGCCGAAGCGCTTGCAGGAGCAGGGGGACTTGGTGGCGTTCGACATTTGGGGTTCCTTCCCTCGGATTGGCCGGTTGGCCAAGGAGAGGGGGGCTTGGGGCCTTCGCGAGTCCGCGTCCTCTGGACCGGATCTCCGGGGCCGTGGCCCCCCTCAACCTTGTAATACAATTATATCAGGTCCGAGGGGGGTAACGCAATGTTTCCGAACGTGGTCTCTGTCACATGCCACTGGCTGGCGGGGCTCTTCGACGGGAGTTACTTGGATCATACCGAACTTGACGCGGTGTCTTTCCGCGTGATATAATTGTATTACTGAGGGGGAAGGGTTCCCCGCAATCAGGAAGGGAAAGCTCAATGGAAACCGTCACACCGACCCGCCACAACAAGCCGACGCGCAAGTGGCCATGGGTGCTGCTGGGCATGGTGCTTGCGCCGTGCCTCGCGTTCATCGTGTTCGCCATCTTCGCGGTGTCCGCCTCGCACGCGCCGTACGTCGCGCCCACCGTTGGAGCGGTGCCCACCGTGCCGATGCCGATCGTCGCCCCGCAGGCCCCGCCGACCAAGGTCATCCACGGGATCGTGAACGGCAACGAGTACAAGGTGGGGCGCGACGTCCCGGCTGGTCGGTACCACACCGACGGCTCCCACGACGGGGTTGCACCGTACGCCACCGTGACGGACGGCAACGGCCAGATCATCAAGGTGATCAACGTGGACGGGCCGAGCAACATCACGCTCGAAGACGGCCAGGTCTTCTCGACGCATGGGGGCGTCGTGTGGGAATACATGGAGAAGGACACGCAGTCCTGATCTAAGACGCAGTCTGCCGGTCTGCCAACCGGGCTCTAGGCTCAATTGGTAGGCCGGCATGTCTGTACTTAGGAGGGCTCGTGTCCGGAAAGCATCGCTCCCCCGATCAGCACCGCCCACCCGGGTTATTTACCGGGTTCGCGATCCTGCTGATCGCTCTAACCGGAATGTTCATCGCGCTAACTGTCGGCTCGGTGGTTGCCCTCGCGGGTTTGGCCGGGGGGATCATCGGGTTCGGCCTGGTCGGGCTGTTCCTCACGTGTATCGTGGTCTTCATGGTCGAGCTGTTGCGACGGCCGGAAATGGTCAACGGTCAGCTGAGCACCGATCACGAGGCCCATGCAGGCGCAGCCGAGAGCGAGCGCTATGATCCGGTCGATCCCTGGACGGATGATGGCAGTGAGTACGATGAGCGTGACTATTACGACGAGCGGCAGCCCGAACGCTACGGCCAGCCGCAGGCGGTGATTCATTACGAGCCCATCTGGTCGCTAACGACGGTGCCGCTTCGCGTCCCGAGTCGCCAAGAATACGATCAGCACCAGTATCAGCCCCAGCACAGCCAGGGACCCTACCATCCAGGTGAAGTTATCGCTTAGCTCCACATCGTACCTCGGAGGTGTGCAGGCTTCCCAGGTCGGGCGTTCCAGACCTAGGATGCACTGCTTAACGTAGGTTGTAGACGTCGCAGGCAACGACAGTACCAGCGTTGTCGCGCACGCCTTCGATCGAGACAAAGCGTGCGCCGTCTGGCAGGGGGAACGGGATCTGGCTGTTGTTCTTGACGCCAGCCAGCTTGCCCGGCGAGCCGAGCAAGTTCCACATCCGGCCCTTGCCGTCACCGGCCGCGATGTACACGGAGCAGTTGCCCCAGGCTACGGAGAAGCAGCACCACGCGGACTTGGCGATGTTGGATCCGCCACCGGCCTCGCAGGTGCGCTGCCCGTGGAACCGGTACTCGTAGACAGGGGTGGTGTGGTGCTCGACGTGCGGCGGATCGGGCTCGGGCGTCGGGGGAGGGGGAGTCACATCTACTGCGTCGAAAAAGATGAACATCTGGTTCTCCTCGTCGTCGGGGAAGTCTTGAGCGGCTTGGGCGGGGACATTGCCGCCTGACTTTACGGCGGTACGGAAATCGGGCATGCTGAAGTTCGGGTCGATCTTACGGCCGGGCGGGTCGCAGATCTCCTTGTGTCCGACCACCCGATCGAGTGGCAGACGGTAATAGCTGGCCAGGCAGGCGCACATCCGGGCGTAGGCGTCGTACTGGCCCTTCGGCCAGGGATCCACCCCCGTGGCTTCGGCCTCGATCCCGACGGCCGAGTTGTTGTCCTGCCAGCCCTGGAGCGTGTCACCCGCGTGGTAGGCGATCCCCGAGGCGACGATGTACACTTCGCCGTTGCGCGAGAGATACAGATTGCAGAGCGGACCGGGTAGGTCACTCCGGCCGTAGACCACCGTGTTCAGGGACGGGGTGTTCCCGGTCGGAGGTCCGGCTGTGTGATGGCAGGCCACACCTTCCACAGGGCCAGGGGTCCCGTGTCCTCGGTTCCGCCAGCCCTCGTATTCGATTACGGTAAGGCCGGATCCCTGGAATGCTCGATCCAGATCGTTCCATAGCGGCATGATACTCCTATCGGTGAGCCACTCCGCCGAGCTTGACGGCGTTGTCGTGCGCGGTCGCGTGATACTGGCACAGGAGCTGGCCCTCCCGAACGATGGTGCCGTCCGTGGACAGCGGATCGTGCGGTGGGTTCGGGTCGAGGGGCCGATCAGCAGCCGCCAGCTTGGCGCACTTGAAGCACATATTGATTGGCGCGGTCATGATCTCTCCTAGGGTCGGAGCCATGTGGCTCTAAAGTGCATCGATTGGTTGAACGGATCCGTGTTCTTCGACACACCCGCGTTGTGCCAGGCGTTCACGTTCAGTCCCGTCGCGGCACCGAATCGGCGGACGCACGAGACGTTGCACTCGATGTTGGCCGCCGCGCCCTGGTTCTGGATGTTGCCGGCGAATCTCATGCCAGCTCCGTCCAGCCCGAGCCAGATCCCGCCGCTGAACCCCGTGCCCACCTGCATGCGGCAGCCCGCGTCGATCGCCCAGATCCCGTCCCGGTTGAGCTGGAATCGAGCGTCCGCGATCCCACCCGCCGTACTCGTGCCCTTGGTGACGTCGGCGGTGAGCCACATCGCGGTTCCGTAGGCGATCGGTCGGTCGGTGCCGGTCGGGATCGCCTGAACGGTGGTGGCCTGGTACTCGCACTCGTGGAGGTTGCCCGCAGCGTTACGCTGGATCGCCGACTGGGCGACCGAGGTGGCGTTAGCCAGGTGGTTGAGATAGGCCAGTAGAACGGTGCCGTTGGGCTGGGTCGGATAGGCCGGTGAGGCGGCGGGCGTCCCCGCCAGCACGTACATTTTGGGTGCGTAGACCGCACCCGAATAGTCGCCGTCGTCGACCGCCATGAGCACCAGATCGGCGCGCGGCAGGGTGCTAACGGGAGGCACAGTGATCGTGGCGTTGGCGTCGTTCATCACGATGTAACCACCCCCGTCTGACGCCGGGGTCGGACAAACTGCACGACCAGGCGACATCAGGATCGTCATGTTCGGGGTCGCCTGCGCCGAGGCGAGCAGACCGGTGATGATGCGCCCACCGCCGGACAACGGGTCGGTCGTTGGGTCGAGCCAGAGACCGCCGATCATTCGGTCGTCTAGGGCGTTGTACGTACCCTGTTGGAGGAATAGACATTTGAGTGTCATGGTTAGCTCCCTATCCCGCGATCAGCTGGCGCAGGTAGAAGTCGTCAACTGTATAGTTCCACGGGACAGTACCCCCCGCACCGTCCGATGGGGGCGAGCCGTTCATCTTGATGTAGCAGCCCATGTCGACCGCTGCGTCGGAGAATGCTGCTCCGGTCGTGCCCGTCAGCGGGGACATCGCGCTTGCACCGAGGTTCGCCGTCCCGACGTCAACGTCGGTAATCGTGCCGACGTTGTTTTTCCACCACACGCCGATCGTGGCGACGGCCGGAACGGTGCTCAGCACCGATACGCCCATGTTCCACTTTACGTTCCCGCCCGTCACCCCGATCCCGCTGGAGCGCACCTCCGACGTGTTGCCGCCGAGGGAGATGTTGGTCGTCTTCCAGTAGGTAACGCGTAGCTGGGCGTCGTACGGTCGGGCGTAACCGTAGTACGTCTGGTTGGTGGTCGGGCCTGGGCCGAACTCGAAGCCACGGAACGTGCCATCCCTGAGCCGGTCGCAGATCCCGCCGATCGAGATGATCGGGCACGAGCCCCACATGTACCGGCCCGGCCAGCTGAACTGGACTAGGTTGGGGAAGCTGTTAGTCAGTGGGCCGACCGCACCCACGGCAGGAGGTGTTGTGACGGTGTGCGCGCCGAGGATGTGGGTACCGCCCTCGGACCAATACCAGTGTTCCCAGAAGAGCAGCAGGTCGGCGGACACCCAGTCGCCCGGTACCGAGCTGACGAGATCCTGGAATCCAGCCGGATCGAACCACATGTAGCAGCGCTGGTTGCCGTCCACAGCATCGAACTGGCCCTGGAACAGGTGATCGTAGCCGTCCGAGCCGACCGGCGACTTGTAGGTGTTGTCGCCCTTGTACACTCGCCAAGCGTAGGGCCGGATGTTAATCGAGCGCTTCTCTCGGGTGATCACCGGCTGTTGCGCCGAGTGGAGCATCCGATAGCTCCACACGCCCGAAATGGCGTCAGATCCCGTGACGGGCGCCCCGTACTGGAGGTTCTGCCAGCCGGATAGGTCTACGTTGCCCGCCGTCTCGAAGTCGGGGTTGGGCAGGAGGTTCGGTCCGTAGACCGTCGCGGTCGCGCCCTGAGCGGGTCGCGCGGCAGCTGCCAATCGACGCTCCGCCGTGGACAGTCGCTCCTCCGTGCGGGTCAGCCACTCGGATATGTCGAGGGAGCGCGCCACGCGGGTCATTCGGCTACCTCCGGTATCGCGGTGATCTCCGATTCCGGCACCGTGGGGGTGACTTGCAGTCCGGCTTGGGGTACCGCCTGGAATGTTGAGGACACAGGGATGATCACCGTGCCGTCGAGCAGAGCGGGGACCATCTGCACCTTGACTCGGTCCATCTGGCCCGCGTCGACGCTGATCGAGGCGATCCGAACCTGGAGGTCGTAGCCCTCGATGAACATCGGCCCCGGAGGGATGATCAGTCGGCAATCGTCGCCTACGCCGTAGGTCCCGAGCACCGGATCCTGGTCCGCGTCGGGGAGCGAGATCGTGACGGTCAGGATGACCCCCGATCGGGCGGCCTGCTCGGCCTTGGCCTTCTCATTGAGCGTGGCCTGGACGGATATATCGGTGAAGCTCAGTGCGTCCTCCAGGCGCATCCAGCCCGCGCCGTACATAAACTGCGCCTCGTACCGAGATAGCAACGGGTTGGTCGCGTCGGCCGGGTTCGTGCTCAGACATTCGATCACTGTGGTCGAGCTGGCCGCGTCCTCCAGCCAGTACTCGATCTCGCAGTTCACGCCCACGATAAACGTGACCCTGCTGTTGGCAAGGGTGCGCCCGAGCCGGGGATAGCCCACCCGAATCGAGTCGGTCCACGCACCATTGGCACTGAATGCCGGTTCGCTCTTGATATCCGGTCCGTCGATCACGCCGCACAGCGCGCGGATGGACTCACCGTAGCTCTTACGATCGTAACCGTAGTAGGTCCGGTCGCGCCGCACCCCCGTGGTGATGTTGCCAGTGAGCGCGACGCCGAGGTTCGAATAGGTGTCCTGCTGCGGGAGGGTGAACAGTGTCGACAGGATCATCGACTGATCGATCTGGGTGAAGATCAGTGTCTGGCGAATACGACGTCGGTCCCAGTAGGAGAGCAGCTCCTCGCAGCCGATGGTCAGCGTCCCCGAGGGATTGAACTGCCGCTTCCACAGGATGCCCGACCACACCGGTGACGATCCACGCAGCACCCCGATCAGCACGCGCCCCGGCAGCAAAATACCCTGCATCCCGCCGTCCAGCACCGGGATCGTCGCGGTCATCTGACCCGCGCTGTTGATTCGCGCCTCGTACTGCAACGACGACCAGGGCAGCATCGCCAGGATCGCCCGGGTCTGCATGCTCCGCACGACCAGGGTGGTATCGATACCCTCGTTGGGACCCGTCATAGGTTTGCCGATTGGGTCGTGATCTGGGCGGTGCCGTTACCCGATTGAGCGAACAGCCGAATCGTCCAGGTACCCGGAGGGATAGCAGGCCACTCGGCTCCCACGCCGAGGAGGTCGCGCCGCTCGACCCCGTTGAGGTACAGGTGGTAGTCGCGGGTAACGATCAGCCGGTCTCCCGTACCGAGCGTGACGCTTAGCGGGAACTGGCTAACCCCGACGACCTCGATCCGGGGGTTCTGCAGGATGCCGTCAAGGATACATTCCACCGGCGCGTCGACGTTGCCCGTGTTGGTCATCTGGGCGTCGGAGACCACCTGGCTTAGAGCCGGGTACTGCCAGCCCTTGGGCGAAACGTAGTTCGGCGCGCCGGACGCCAGGGTGTAGCCGCGAACGTAGGTGCGGCCCGATAACCGTCCCGCACCCGCGATCAGCGTCTTTACCTGAACGTCCCCCGTGTAGACCTTGGGGTCCGGGCAATAGAACTCCAGATGAATCTCGCCCAGTCGCCAGTCAAATCCCATATCACTCGGCATAGCCGACCGCCGAAGCTTACCATAGACTTGCCTTCCGTCCGTCAGGACCAGCCGCTCGGTGTCTCGACGTGAGGGGCTCATCTGATACAGCACATCTTTGCGCTTGGCTTCGAGATCGGCCGGGTCCGAACCCTGGATCCCAAGGCTGAGGACGATGGTACGCGAGTCCACCTGATCAGTACCGGACCAGTCGCCGTCCATCTGCGGACGATTGATGTCGGCCGTCCGGATCGGCGCCATGTCATCGATGCCGGAGATGTCGGTGACGGGGTACGCGGTCCCCGGCCCGAAGAAGAATTGGCGCCACTGGCCTTGTTGGGTACTTCTCATAGGTCCAGCTCCTGCAATGCCTTCAGCAACTCGACCGCCACCCACAGGGCCAAGCCCAACGCGAGGAAGTTGAGTTTAATCCAACCGGCGGGTGGAGTCTTGCTGGCGCCTGCCCAGCTCGCGACGGCCGCAACCAGCAGAAATACGATCGCTAGGATCAGCAGAATGACTGTGGTAATGGCCGTCCCCACCAATCTAATACACCCGCGCCGCGACTAGCACCAAGTCGAACAGCCAGACCGCAACAGCCGCCGACAGTAGTGTCAACCCGTATCGGCGGATCGGATCGGGTCGAGACGCCGTGATCGCTGCGCCCACGGCCAGCAGAAATGCCAGGATCAGCAGTATGACGTGGAAAATCACAGTTCCTCCTAGGCGGGTACCAGACCGCCAGCCTTGGCCTTCCATAGGATCTGGTCAACGACGTCCTTCGGGTTGAGCTGCGTCCCGAAGCTCCTAGCGTCGATGTGCATGGACGGACCGAGCTGCTTGACCAAACCGGTCGCTCGGTCGAAGGCGGTGTTCCAGTTCTCGTTGCGCAGGTCGTCCGATATCCCGGCTACTCCGGCCTTGGCCGTGTTGATCTGGGCGTCGGAGAGCCCAAGCCTCTTGGCCGCTGCGGCGTAACCCGCGTCGCCCTTGACGAACTTCTGCCCGGCGACCATGATCTCATCGTAGAATCCGGCCGCTACCTTGGATCCATCCTCCGCGACCTGGCCGATCTGCTGCATGTTGCTCTTGGCCATGTTGACCACCTTGTCGAGGGTGGCCTGGATCTTCGGAATCCAGCTCTGCAGCCCGTTATCCAGGCCCTGCATGAGGAACTCGCCGATTTCGTGCATCAGGCTGGACGGCGATGAAATCCCCAGCGAACTCTTGACGCTGTTGATGATCGAGATGATCTGGTTGAGCGTGGATTGCACCTGGGGCATCAGCTGCTGCAGGCCGTTGATCAAGCCCTGGATCGTCATGTTGCCGATGTCGTGCATGACCGACGAGGGCGACGAGATCCCGAGCGCCTGGCGCACCGGACCGGGAATCAGGTTGGTCAGGTAGTCGACGATCTGCTGGCCCTTGGCCTTCAACCCGTTGAGCAGCCCGTCGATGATCTGGCCACCCATGGTCACCATCTCAGCAGGCAGATTCACCAATGCGTTGAGAATATCCTTGCCCATCTGGATTGCGGCGTTCACCACGTCCTCGATAGGCTTCCGGATCCCAGGCGGCAAGGCCTCCCACGCGGCGACCACCTTGTCGCGCAGCATCTGGCCGAAGTTGGCTAGCTTGGCTGCGGTGTCGGTGACGAACTGCCCCGTCCGGTCGACCAACGCCTGGTTGGCCTGCGCCCAGGTGGTCTTGGTGAACTCCCAGCCCTTTTGGATGCCGCCGAGCGCGCGGTTACCGAAGTCGGTCAGCCCGCCGACAATGCTGGAGATCCACCCGGTGATGGTCGATACGAGGAACGTGTTGGCCTGGGACCAGATGCCCTTGACCCACTCCCATCCCGCGTTGATGCCCGCGAGCGCCCGGTTCCCGAAGTCGGCTAGCCCAGCGGCCACCTCACCGATCCAGCGAGGTATATCCTGGGTAAAGAATGTCGTGACCCGCTGCCAGCCCGCCACGACGATGTTGTTCCACAGCATCTCGGCGAACCCGGCGATCGCGGACGCCACCTCGCCCGGCATCGCGCCGATGCGGGTTATGAAGTTGGTGACGTCGGTCACAGCCTGCATGAACGACGTTCCGACCTTGGTCGCCCACTCCGTGATCGCGGGAATCGCGCCCTCGACCATCGCCATGAACGCCTTGCCCAGACCATCCACCGCGTTGCGGAAGGTCTCCGAGTGGTTGTACGCCACCACGAAGATCGCGACCAGCGCAGCAATGGCGGTTACTACCAGGCCGATGGGGTTCGCCGTCAGGGCAGCGTTGAGCAGCCACTGGACCGCCGTCCAGGCCGTGGTCGCTATTCGGATCGATGCCTGTACCGCCAAGTAGGCCGCCGCCGCCACGTTGAACGCGATCATCCGCGCGCTCATGATGAGCAGGATGGCGCCGACCGCCGCGATGGCGTCGCGCCATTCCCAAACCGCTCGCACCACGGGGGTCATCGCGTCGAGGAACGCGGATAGGCCGGTGATCACCTGGTTTAGTACGGTCAGTACGGCCAGGTACGCGGGAGCCAGCTTCTCGCCGAGCTGGGCCTGGGCATTCTCGGTCTCGGCCGCGATTCGCTTCTGGGTGTTGGCCACCGAGTCGCCCGAGCGGGAGAAGTCACCCTGCGCGTCGGCCGTCTGCTTGTAGATCAGCGACTGGGTCGCCATGATCCGGGCGTGGCTGTTGAGTTCCTCGCCGTGCTTGATCAACCCGAGACGCTCGGCCTCTTGCTTCACGGTCGCCTGATTGATCAGGACGCCGTACTTCTCGATCGGGTCCGTTTCGCCACGGAACGCCGCGCCGATGGCCTCGATAGCCTCCTCGGGCGAGGTGCCTCGAAAGGACGCCATGTCGCCCGCGAGCTTGACCATGTCATTGCTGAAGCCAGCCAGCGGTTCGCCCGCGAGACCAGCCGCCTTGCCGAACGTGCCGAACGTAATCGATGCGTCTAGCGCAGCGGACTTGCTGATGCCGATCGAGCTGGCGGCTCCAGCAGCGAACTTCTCCACCGTGCCGAAGCTATTGCCGAACACCACGCTCGCGGCCTGGGTGGAGTCCTGCAGCCGAGCAAATGCGTCTACCGAGCCAGTGACGAACTCGGTTACTTTGGCCCCGGCTGCTGCCAGGGCGCCTCCGGCTAGGGAACCGACCGCGCTACCCAATGCCGAGCCGATCGCCGCGCCACGCTGGGTGGCTTCACCCTGCGCTCTACTAAGGTCCGACATGTCCAGTCGGAGACGACCAACGAGATCGGGTAGCGAAGCCATAGTTATCTAGGCCTTCCGCCCTGCTGGGCGAGCTTGGTCTTGAGTGCGAAGGCCCACGCCGCTGTGCCTGCGTGAGTCGGGCTCTCGGCCCGTTCGTCGAGCGAGCGAGCCTGGTGGCCGTTGGCGATGCGGTGCTCGCGCGCCAATAAAATCAGCTGGCGCGGGGTCATTTCTTGCCACTCTTTTTGTGAGCGGTGGAGCGTGACGGTCGCGAGGTAGTACCATTGCCCCCATGGGATGCGGGAAGGTTGACCGTTGTTACGGCCCTGCGGTCGGCCCGATTGGGCCGCAGTACTTCCCCCGCCATCACCTTGGCTCCCATGTCGCCGAACGCGTCGGTGAACGCGATGGTGAAGGCCGCGATCACGTCTTCGAACTGGTGTGGCCCGATGCCCGAGGCAATCAGGCGTCGGCCCTCGGGCGAGTCAGGGAAGGTATGCAGAAGCCCAGCATGCAGGATATCGATCAGCAACGAGATGACGGGTCGATCCATGCGGATCTCGCCCCGCTCGTCGGTGATCGAATCCTGCATCTGGGCCAAGGATCCGAACTGTTTTTCGATTTTCTCCAGGCTGAGCATCGAGTAGATGAGTTCGTACCTCTCCTCACCCACCGCGATCCACTGGCCGGACGTGTTCGCCGTGGACGACGAACCGTGCGCGGTCGGGGCACTCGTGGTGGGCTCGGCGGAGTCAAACTCCGCAGTAGGCACGTCGGGCTCGGACATGGGGGTGTTCCCCTCTCTGACGTGTTGGGTCGGGCTTCGACCCGCTCACGTGTCCGATCAGGTGGACGAGTCCGGAGCCCAAGCGGTCGGAGGCGCGTACGTGTCGACGATGGTGATCGCCAGCCAGTCCGACGTGCCGACCGGCGGAACGATGTTGATCTCGGCGCTGACGATCTTGTAGTCGTCCTCCGCCGCGCCGATCTCGGGGAACTTGGAGAGCGAGCACCGGGTCATGCTGAACAGAACCGCGCCACCGGGGGCGTCCTGGGTCGCGCTGGCCACGCGCATACCGAACGGCTTGGGGAATGCGGTGATCGGCAGCTGCCATCCCATACCCGCGTAGGGTGCGGTGTCGGCGGCAGGCGCCGCGCCACCCAGCATCACCTGGAGGTTCATCAGGCTGAGCTTGGCGTGCTCGAACTTCGCCGTGACCTTCTTGATGGTCGACTGCGAGTCGATCAGCCGGTTGTCACCACGGAGTTCCTTGGTCTCCATGTCGCCGCTGATCTCGAACGACTTGATGCCAGGGACGTCGAACCACTCGCCGAAGGTGGCGGCTGCACCGGCCGTGTCGGTGAGTAGGGCCGCGATCTGTGCGTGCTGCACGGCGTAGACCTTGGTGATGCCTTGGCTTGCTAGGGGGGTAGCCACCTGCTGCTCCGGGGTTTCTGTGGTAGTCATCTACGGATCCTCTCACGTGCCGCTGGGGCGTCCAGCAGCCGATCCACTTGAAGCGTGACGATCGTTCTGCGCAGATTGGTCTGCGCTTGATCGGTCTGGGTCGAACGTGTGAGGATCATCACTCCGTAGACGACGCTAACCCAGGTGGGTAGCTTCGATTGCTGCAGAGCGAAGCAGACGAGATCCTCCAGATCGGGGTTCTCGGTTCTAGTACCATCAGCCGCGCGCAGCCCCTGGTAGATGTCTACCTGGACCTGCTCACGGATCGTCAGTTCACTGCTTACGTCGGTGTCGCCCATCGGAACCACGTTCCAGGCTACCCCTTCGGTGATCACACAGAAGGGCAACACCGCCTTGGGTGGAGCCATGTCGCGGTACGCGGACACGCCGAGGCCGAGCGACTCGATCACGCTCTTGATCGCCCCGGCTAGTGTCACGTTCGGTGCCATTAATACGGCCCCCATCTCGCGTACCAGATGCAGTACAGAATCATCCCGCCGAACAGGAGGATTCCGAACACATCTTTCATCTCAAGCCCTGGGTCATTTCTCTTTCGTAATGCGCCTGTGCCGCAGCCAACC